TCGCTTTGGCACTTTTCGGGGTTTTTTAGTAGCCATAGACACCAATTTTAGATCATACGATTCCGCGAATGGCACGCTCAACGCCTTCTTCCAGGCTAATTTTTGGCGTGTAGTAATCGCTCATCATGGTTGGATCACCGACCCGATAGGCCACACCTGCCGGCTTATCGGTTAGTACCTTGAATCTATTAGCAGATGTCTTTTCATATCCCAGGGTTGCCATTGCTATTTTTGCTAACTCTAAAAATGTTGTAGGCCGACCAGTACAAAGATTAACTGTTTGATTGCAGTTACTCTTAACCATCTCAATTGTTGCATCCACAACATCATCAATGTGTATAAAATCCCTGGTAGTAGTTGCCTTACCCCAAATGTTAAATGGGTTGGCGTTCATAATTGCACGCTGAATAATTGATGGAAATGGGTAATCTAAATCCTGATCAGTGCCATAACCGCTAAATGGTCTAAGGGTCAATACCTTTGTGCCTTCTTCACGCAAGTAATTCATAAGCATTTCACCGGTTAATTTTGTCCAGCCATAGGTCATATCAGGCTTACCGATTTTATTAAAGTTGATGTCCTTCTCTTTTAACTTACGCTTTTTGGCCAATGTTTGTAACTCAACAGGGTATGCGGCAGATGAAGAAAAATAAACTACATAAGGTTGTTCTGTACGCATTGCCCAGGTAGCAAACTCAGCATCAATGGCTAGATCTACCGCTAAAGCCAATGGTTCATTTTCTATCATCATCCGGCCACCAACTAACGCGGCTAGATGTATTACTAGATCATATTGTTTTGTTTCCAACTGAAAGAATTTACGGCAATCAACACCAGCCTTTAGATCTACTAAAGTTAAATTAGCGTTAGGTAATGCACGCCTAAAAGCCCTACCAACAAAGCCATGTGATCCAGTAATTAAAATATTCATTTGAACTTAGTTACCAAATCTGCATACTCTTGTGATCTTAAATATTTCTGTAATGCCAATAAATCTTCTTCATACCATTTAGGTTGATTCACCCTGGCATAACCTTCATCCATCTCAGCCTTACCTGCTACTGGGTGTAGATGCTCAATAATTACATCAGGCAAGTATTTAAGATAGTTCAAATCTATACCCAATTGCTTTACAAAATTATCAAAGAATAAATGGATACATCCTGGGAATGTCATACCCTGTAATTCCATAACTAGATCTCTACTCATCCCAAAGGCTGTTGGTAAATTTTCACCCTGCAATAAATCATTGCCATAAACAATGCCGGTGTTAATGCCTAACGCTTGAATAAAGGCCTTATCCCAGTTTTGGGTTCTAGGTAGGTGATCATCACCCATGAAAACAAAATAGTTATATAAAGGAAACTTAGCAAAATCCAAAAGATAAACCGCACCGGTATTAAGAGAATTGGCACAACCACCTGTTTTGTTATCTGCCGGCAAACATTTAATATTTTCATTTTTTGCGTACTCATTCCATTTTGGATCATCATTATCAATAATAAAATAAAGATCCGCTTCGGTTTGTGTATCTATAAAAGCCTGTGCCAATCTTGCGGCGTTTTCAGGCCTGCCCCTACTGGGTACAACCACGCACATCTTCATGGCCATAGGGTAGGGGATAAGGCTGACTTAATTCTTAGATATAAGGATTTGGTAAAGCGTGTCTAACTTTTCTTCTATGCGTGACACACGGCCTTCTAAATTATGTCGGCCATTATTATCAGGCTTCAACTCAGATAGGTAATGCTTAGTTAGCCAACGCACGGATGCAACTAATGAACCAATAATAGTTACTGTTGAAACCGCTAACGCCATCCAATCGTTCATGGTCATTTGCTATTGATACCAAACTTATCATCTTGTGGATCAAAATAGCGTGCTAATGGTGCTACTACCGCACCTGCCAAAATTGCATATTCAGCGTTCCAATCTGCAATCAAAGCCAATGCAGTTGTAATGGTTGCGGCGGCAACGCTTCTTAGATATGACTTTAGAATTTCTTTTTTCTGTTTATCTAATTTCATTTTAATCCTAACTGTTTTATTTTTTGTTTAACTTCATCACGATTTAACGCAATCTCAAAGTGCATATCATCTTTACGCCGTTTGTAATTGCCACCCCAGGTTAAACCGTATTTAGTTATCAGTAGGTTAATTGTATTACGCTGATCCTTATTAAATGTATTTGACTTGCCCAATGGATGTTTAATTGCATTTAGATCTATGGCTGTACCGGATGCGTGATTACTTAATACTTTATCTGATCCCCGGGTTTGCCTAAAAGCATAACCCCAATCATCTAATTGGCCTACATCAATTGGTTCTACAAGTTCATGGAAATCTTTGGCAAAACTTACAAGGATTGGTGCAACCGCTTTGGCACATGCAAACCTAATCTTTGTGCCTGGTACTGTAAAAGTTTCAATGCCTATTGCCTTGCGATCCTCACTAGCCGGCCAACCATTAGGGCTAGTGAGTTCTCTTATTGTTGCCATTACTTAAATGCTTAGGAAAGCAATAACCTGGCTTCTGATTCGGTGATTCCCAACTTCTTTAACAATGCAGATTTGGCTTCAGCATTAGCCGCTTTTTGTGCTTCTTCTGCCGCTTTTTGTTGTGCGTATTGTTCAGCCATAGCCTCACGCTCTGCGATTTCTTCTGCGGTTAATGCAATCTCTTGCACCTCACCTGTTGAGCAATCTACTACGATTTTGTTAGTCATCATTTCTCCTTATGCGTTAGATATTCCATATAGATAAGCGGTTGAGTATTGAACAAAGTTAGCAGCATTATCTGATTTCAAAGTAATTCTACTTATAGCAGTTGTTTGCGACCAAAGACCTGCAACTAAAACCGCATAGGCCGTAGTAGCGTTGTTTTCTTGAACACTATCTGCGCTGTAAGATTTATTTGTTGAACCAGTATAATTTGGAATATAAATTTGATTATTGCTAAAAGTGCTTGCAGTTGCACTTGCCGCATCTATATTACCTGCAAAACCATTACTAGCACTTCCAGAAGATGCACTAGCACCATTACCAGTTAATTCTCTGCGAGTAAAATTTGCAGAACTAGCGTTAAATTCCAATGTTAAACCATCCTGTGTTGCTACTCTATCAGTACGCAAAGAAGTAGATAAACACAAATCAGTGTATGTTTGGGGTATATTTTGAAAATCTATATTAGCCGCACCACCTGACCCTACTGTTACAGATGAAATTAAAGTATATGTAGTTGCCATTATTCCGCCTTAATTCCGTAGAGGGTGAAGGTTGAGCCTGAGTTAAAATTGCCTGAACCTGTTTTTACTACAACAGATGTAATAGCAGAAGTGCTACGCCATAATCCAACTGCGGCACCAGTTCCAGGATATGTACCGCCAGAAGCACTATTCCAGCGACCGATCAATGTTTTATATGTAGTTGTATTGGAATAATTTTGTATGTTGGCAATTGTGATGCAAGGGTTAGTACTATTTCCCCCAATATTATATGACATTCCAATTGATGACTGGTTGCTTTCTCTTGATGATGATGCGGCACTGCCGTTGCCTTCTAAAAAAGTGTTTGAGTAATTTGAACCAGTATCAGAATTAAATTGAAATTCAGTAGCAGTACCATCGCTACTAGTAAAAACTGAACAAACAATGACTAAATCAGTATAAGAACCACTAATGGTGCTAAAGGTAACGGATGAAACCGCACTACCTAAAGTAGTTGTCGCTATCTTTTCATAGGTTGCTGTCATTATGCACCTTTAATTCCGTATAGGGCGAAGTGAGAATACTGAGCAAAGGTATCGGCTGCAGGTATTAACTTAATACTTGTTATTGCAGAAGTTGAACGCCAATTTCCACTACCCAATACAATAGTTCCAGTAGTGCTATTTGAATCAAAACCGCCTAAAGTTCTAATTGTTTTATATTTGTTGGTATTAGCATAATCCAATATATCTATAATGCTTGTACCAAATATGTTTGCACCTACTCCACCTGCAGGCATACGACCTGCTCTCATTGAGGTTTGAGTTGCACCAGCCGCAGCACTTGCACTTGAACCATCACCTAAAAGTTCGTGCCAAGAATAATTAGAAGCAGTATCTGAATTAAATTGAACTCCATCTACATAACCGCCATTATATGAACCTGTGGCTCTTTCTAACATTCTAATTTGTAAATGTGTATAAGTTCCTGGAATTGAAGTAAATTCAACAGTAGCACTTCCACCTGACCCAACAGTTACAGTAGCAATAGATTCATAACTACTAGGCAAAACCGTTACGCCGCTATCTAATATCCCAAGAATTAAAGACATTAGGCAATGCCACCTACGATATACCAACTATCTGTACTAACCTTAATTAAACTTGCGGCTTTGTATTGTGTAGTAATTGTTGGATTAGTGGACACCGCACCGCTTGAAGCAATTGTAACGCCTGATCCCTGGACAATGCTTACAGTGCCGGCAGATCCAATTTTGATTACATTTACTACGCTTCCAGTAGTCATTGCAACAGTGTTAAAAGGTGGGATAGTTATTGTTGTTGTGCCAGTGTTTGAGTAAGTAATAAGTTTATTATCTGCATCAGTTACCACTAATGTGTCTGATGTTCCGGTCACTGCTCTAACGCTGATATTAGCGATACTGTTCATCTGCGCGGCTGTTAAAACCTGACCAACGGAAAAGGTTGCCATTTACATATACTCCCTAATAAGCCAAAGAATCTTCATCTAAAATTCCATCCACTGCTGAGTCTAGCAAATATCCCACTGCAAAAGGTTGAGCGCAAGTAAAAGTTACCAGGAAAGATTTAGGTGTTATTTGATAGGTAAGGCCTGCAATTACGCTATCTGTAACCACATTGCCAGCCGGTAAAGTCTGAGTTACCTCAATTGGATCAAACATATCTAAGTTCAAAGCGGCAACTACGCGGCTTGAATCATCCTCACCAAAGGCATCAACAGTTAATGAATTAAGTTGTATATTAACGCCTTGTTCTTTTCGGGATGCAATAATCATTTGTGCCTGGTTTAAGGCATCCGCTTCGGTCTGCATAATTCCAGTTCTAATCCGGCTATGTTGAAAATAATCCTCAATGCTTGTCAAATCGCTTGCGGTCTGACTACTCAACCCTGTTGGCGTAACTGTAACTTTGTTAATCATCTGATAATCTGAAATATCAAATTCAACCGCTTGATAGGTTACATCACCTGATCCTGGCACATCACTAAAGGCTGTAACCGTGCCACCTTCTGCAACTATGATGTCATTGCGTGATAAAAATTTAGCGTAACCGCGTTGATCCATGTAAAACGCACCTAGATCGGTTGCTTCTACAACCTGACATGCGGCTAATAAAGATCTTGAATTACCATCATCTGCCTGCACTGTCGTAGTTGCAGTAGTTGAAATATCTCTCATACCACCTGGCCATTCACCGGCATCAAGCAAACTGGATATTCTTTGTGCAGTAGTTTGTCCGGCTGTACCACCACTAACTGTTGTGATAGTGGTTAGGTTTAATAATTGGAATCCATCTACACATGCCAAAGTTACATAAGCCGGATCAAATCCAGTAGGGCTTTGGTAATTCCATTCCTGTACATACATAGAACCTAAGTTATATGTTGTGCCTAAATATTCTGCCGTAAAGCGAATCTTACGCATAGGTTTAATCTTGCCATATAAACTTGAACCGGTATTGGCCGGGTTAAACTCACCAGTTTCATCAACAAAGGTAATGCGTGCAGTGCCACCTGTAAAAGAATCTGATGATCTATTAAATGCACGGCGTATGTAGCATTGAGTTACATAAGGTGTTATATCTACTGTATCTGCGGCGGCAGTACCTAACACCGCTACATCTAATGGTGTTGCAGGATCATCTAATACCAGTGCAGGATCAAATGATGCGCCACCTGAAAAATCAATTTCTGCCTTGAATATTGCGGCTGGCATTATCTTCCTAAGTTAGTTAATTGAGTTACTGCACCTGATCTGTTTAGGTTATACAAAGCATCCTGGATTACTGATTGCAACTCACCTTCAGATATAACTGATCCGGCTACATTGACTACCACATTTGTACCCATCCCACCCATTTGACTTAATGGCACAACGGCTTCTGATCCTGATTCTCCAATTAAGGCAAGTGTTGGTTGATTTACAATTCCACCTTCAGCCATTTTTGGAACATTATTTAATAATGATTTTAATCCAGCCATTGCAGGCGCGGCTTGATCTAATGCTTCCCTTACATTGGCACGCAAGATGAGTTCTTGTGTTGCTTGTACGGCAGGTGCAACTGAAGTTAAAATCGGTCTTACTTGCGCTCTTAAAATTTCTAATTGTTTGTTTTTTAATTCATCCATTAACGCTAACATCTTGCGCAATTCATCATTGGAATCTAATAATTTTTTAAGATACAACTCAACGGCGGTTGTAGTCATACCCCATTTTTTAGCCAACATTTCAATTTCACCAGTAGTTATTTGACCATCTTCAATAACCTTTAATACATCTGCGTATCTTTGCGCTTCATCTACTGCCGCTTTAGTTCCATCTGCCAACTTCTGTAAGATCTTTACACGCAATTCATCTTCGGCTGATAACTTACGGCTTAACGCGGCTTGTAAGTTAATGCGATCAAGATCAAACATGGCGGCTAATTCAGCCTTCTTTTTGTCCAATGCTTGTTGTGCGGCTTTTTCTTTAGTCAATGCTTTTTCTCTAGCCAAAATATCTTTTTGTATTTTAGCCAAAATTTGTTCAGTGCTAAGTTCTTTTTTGCCATAAAGTCTTTGTTGTTCCAAAGCATCAATAGTTATTTGAGATAAGCCAATATAACCGCGTTCTTGTAAAATTCTTTTCTCTCTTAATTTAATACCTTCTTGTTCAATCTTTTGTAAAGTATTGCCAGCATAAGTGGCTTGACCTGTAATACCTTCTAAGGCAACCTTAAAGAAATCTAAATATGCGCCTAATCCTTTTTTCTCAAATGTACCGGCAGTACCAACCATAATATCTGCAAATTGAGTAGCAACTTTTTCTAATTTGAATCCAAATACATCTAATTGATCTGAACCAGTTGCCAATAAAGAAACAGAAGTTAATAAGCCTTGTCCTAATGTTTCAGTGGCTTCACCCGCACTAATTCTAAATGATTTTAATTGTCCGGCTAATGTTTTGGTTTGTGCTTCGGCTGAACCACCATATTTGTCTAAGTTTTGCATTAACTCTACAAAACCCATTGCTTTGGCTTCGGCGGCGGTAAAGCCAACACCTAACTTACCAATTGCAGTGTATTGACCTATTGCGGCTTTATTTATTGCATTAAGAACTGTATCTAAACTTTGACCTGTTCCGGCTGATATGTCTAAAGCCTTGCTTAATAAATATTGTGATGATTGTAAATCGCCTGTTTGTGCAATTAACTTTTGTAATGATGGCACTAATTCATCTTCAGTAACATTTGTAGCGCGTTGTAAATCTGCTATAAATTCTTTTACATCAGGTAATGCAAATTGTTGGCCTATGCTTTTAAGTGTAAGTTGTAATTGCTTGTCTAGTCTTTCCTGCGCCAATGCCGCTTGAATAGAGTTTTTAGTAAATAAAGCCAATCCTGCCGCGCCTGCTATTGCGCCGGCTTTCGCAAAAGCCTTTAATCTATATGTGCCAGTTGCAACAAACTTATCAAAACCTTTTAACTCTTTTGTAGCACGCTCTAGGCCTTTTTTATCAAACTTAGTTAAAAAGTTAATCGCTACATATTGACTTAATGCCATGATTAACCTCTAAATTCTTTGCCTAGATATTTTTTAAGCACACCATATAGATTATCATTTACTTGCCCACCTAATTGTTGTGATGCCCTGTAAATCAATCTTTTTTCTTTATATCCTGCACTATTAGCAGTACCTTCTAATTTACCAATAAATGATTCACTGGCATTTGGGTTACGGCTTGTACGCCTAGTTCTACCCCTAGATTTTGATGTGCCAAAACCTGCCAACTCATAAATAATACCTGGTACAGATTTGTTAATAATTGCCAATGCGGTTACACCGTAAGTAATACCTTTAATTCTTTGTACTTTAGTTTTTGCAGTGCTAACTCTTATGCCGCGTATAACTTCTGTTTGTGACCATTTCCATCTACTTCTTTTACTTTCACCATAAGTTCTACCCCTGTGAGTTGTGTCATTAGCCCAACCCCATGCAGGTGGGTAAGAAGGTTCAACATCACGCCATCCTGGAAATGGCTCATGTGGTACAAAACTTTGCGCTAATTTTGCAACAGGCTTTACAGCCTTTGTTAATTCCCTTCTAAATTCTTTTTGTAAATCCGGTTCAACTCTTTTCATGGTTGCCATAAGTTCATCTAAGTTTTCAACATAGATTGAAGGCGTAGCCGCCAATGATCTTTGACGGCCAGGCAATGCTGCATAAAAAGGTTTCATTTTCGCCTAACTGTTGCCTTCTTGTTATTGTAATACTTTTCTTGCAAGATGGCTTTGATCGCTGAGTAAATCGCTGGATCAACCTCTAATAAATCTTTAGGGCTAATACCTGTTGCCACCGACACGGTAGCGACTTCATAAATTGATCCGTGCCGGTCTATCCATTTTTTGAATCATAAATCAAATCAACATCTGAGTATTGATTGATGTAATCATCACCAAAGGCTAGATCTGTTTTACCTGCATCTTTTTCTAATCTCCAGGCAAACCACCACAAATCAGATTCCATTTGTAGTTCGCCTAATCTCTTACGCCAGCCGGTCTTAAATTCGGCTTCAAATGCCACCTTAGCGGATGGCGTAAGATCATAGGTTACTTTCTTACCATCTTTTTTAACAATTTCAATTTTGTGCATTGTCCCACCTTTTCTTTATTACGCGCTTGTTGATTTTGTTAATGCGGTTACTGGTAGTGACACTGACACGCTTGCTACTGCATCAACAGCACCGTTAATCGGTGTCCATGATGAGATTAAGCATGACATTGTGTAACTAGGATTGGTTGCGGTCACTGTTCCTGATACTGGTATTAACTTAATGTTAAGTTTTGTACCTAGTGCATCTTCAAACAATGAGTTCACTGATGCTGATGCGAAATCATTGAAAAGTTCCAAATTCAGTGTAGGACGCTCAATCCCACCTACCATATTCTGGACGGAGTCCAGCATGGCTGTGATTTCTACCTGATCAATTTCGCGTGCAAGGCTTACAGTGCTGACATGATCAGTAATGGTAGTTGTACCTACTATCACGGCAACTTTGTTACCCATAAATATGGCCATATTTTTCCTCTCTTACTAACCTATCAACTCTACTGAATATTGATAACTTAGGTAATCAATATTAGCGGATGTTATTGTTCCAGGGGATGCAGACACAACCCTCAGAGTTTGTACAGCACCGCTTAAAGTTTTATCAGCCTCAATCGCGGATTTAATTGAAGTTGAACCGGATGAAGCAAGTAGCCCATCCAATCTTTCTTGCCCATTTCTTTCACTCATTCTGCCAACTACAACAATTACCTGACATGTTGCAGAATCAAATCCTCTATTTAATGTGTAGTCATAATTCATTGATAACTGGCCAACTATTGCAAAAGCATTGTTGGTAGGTATGTTGGTTGAATCAGGCACATAATCAAAAACACGCAATCCGGAGATAGTCTGTAATGCGGTTTTTAGATTATCTCTAACGGTGCTAGGAATCATGCAATTACTTCTTTTTTGTACGCTCTGACCATAGCAGTTATATCTCTGCCCACTGGTGACATTCTTACAACGCCTAGATCACCTAATCCTAGTATTCCACCTGGCGCATCTTTACGTTTGTATAAATCGGCGGTCAATATTAAGCAAGCCATATTTATATCACTAGGCACTGACGGCCAACCCCATTTTGCAGTTACCTGCACACCTGGTCTTAATCCATTTTGTGTAATACCTGGAAATATTGGCCAGGTTTCAGTATTAGATACCATTGTTAATTGTGTATATGGTCTGCCTAAAGATGGTGCAGTTAATGGATCTAAAATATAATCTGTATTCAAAGTTAAACTTTTTGTGTATGTACCATTACCATTTTCATCTACTGCAACGGCTAAGTTTGTTGTAGATCCAATGTCATCTACATAAACAAAAATATCTGAGTAGGCACGGTAAAGCCGCGCTGATGCGTTGGTATCTAAATAAAATCTACGGTTAGCAATCCGATCAATAGATCTTGATGCTGATTCAACTAAATCTTCTAACAGGTCATTATCAGTATTATCTGATATAGACATGTAATTCTTAATCTCAGTTAATGTTGCATATCCATTTGTTATAGCCATGATCGGTATCCAAATTCTGTATTGCCCTGGGACATTAGACAAACTCCATTCTTTAGATACCGATCATAGTTAGAATCCAGGCGGCGGAAGGGTGGCCGCCTGGAAACTTATTTCATTAGAAGGATGGCGCGGCCAAACCTGTTCCGTTAATTTGTGCAATTGCACCTGGATAACGCTCAGCAGTGAATGCTGACATTCCAAATAGAACAATGTTTAACGCAACCTTGCCATTTGGTTCTTCAAATGTGACATAGGTTGGTGCGGCGGCTTCTTCCCAAAGGTGTGTTTCGTTCAAATCAACTACAAAGATTGTATCTTGATTTGTTCCTGCACCCTTGTTGGTAGCAATGTTGGCATCAACAATAATAGGCAATCCTAGAATTGAGTAACCTGAGTTACCGTATGTAGGTGTGCCATTACCTGTACCCATTGAGTTCATAGGGTTGTATGCCTGTGGCACAATCAACGGCCTATTTGAACTATCAACGCCTGCTAATAGGAATCCTAAGCGGCGTGGGTGCATGATCACTGCATTTGGGTTAGCAAAAACAGTTGATTGGATCTGTTGAATTGCATCTGCAATCTTTGGATATAGACCTGCAACTGTTCCAGTTGTCGCTGTATAAGTAACAAGGATTCCAGTTGTCATGTTCACAAGTCCTAATGGTTGTCCATTTGAACCTGATCCATTAAGTAGTGAGTTATCCAACTTAGTGTGATAATCACGGATCAAATCACCTAACACAATGTTTTCAATGTTGTATCCGCGTAGTAATGCTTGCTTAGATACTGATTGCTGACCAGCAATGGTATTTACATTGACGGTTAGTGTTGTGTCTGCAATATCTTGTGATACTGCGGCGGTGTTTTGTGATGTTTGGTAAGCGGTAATAGTTCCAGTGTTGATTTTAGAAATTACTACTGACATACCTTGTGTAGGTAATTGATGCTTGCGTGCGGCATCCGCAAATGGGCGGCCGGCGCGTGCTAATGGTGCATATAGATCAACTAGGTATTGTGGAACTACTAAGCCTGCAAAGTTAGATGTTCCAACTGCACGCTTCTCAATTGCCATTTCCTGTTGGTGTCTTGCTATGCGTTGTGCGGCATCTGCATCAGTTTTGAAGTTTGCCTTTAGCGCATCAGTTAAGAAATCATTTCCTGATCTCTCAGAATAAGTTAGTTCTTCGCGTGTAACAGTAAAGCCACCTGCACGAACTTCCTTCTTTGGTTCAACATTCGCATCAACTTTAGCGGCTAAATCAGCGGCCTTTTGATTGCGGATCTCAATATCGGACATCTGCTCAATTCTTTCATCCAACTTTTTGATCTCTAGGTTTAGGGCTTCTACATTAGCCAACTCAACCTCTGATAGATCGCGTGCTTCTTCTGCGGCACGATCTAAAGTTGCCTGAATAAGAGATGTCTTTGATTCGCGCTTCTCACGGAGAGAAGCAAGAAAAGTATTAGACATTTTTCTCCAATTTGTTAGTTGTTTAGTGAGAAGGTGTAACGCGCCGGTAATCGGGGTTAGGTGTTCTACGACTTGTCAAAATTATATCTCTTTTTTCAAATCTTTTAGTATTTGTAAGGCAGTGTTAAATCTTGTTTTGTCATCAGATCTATTTTGGTTTGCAATTTTTTCTGACCATGATTTACCAGCATCTCCACCCCACAATGCCCAGGCAATACGACCATTAGAAGGGTAACCATCTTCACCTGGGCTAAAGCCTTCAGCCTTTTTATCTACTTCATGGCGTGCAAAAAAAGATACCATCCGGTTCACTGTATCTAAAGATAAACTTCTACCATTGACAATATCTCTAGCCCTGGCAATGCCAACCTCTGTACCACCGCGACCAAATTCACTGCGCCAATCTAAACCTTTTTGCGCTTCTGATTTCATGCCGGCAGTAGGTTCATAACCTTCTGCTCTACTCTCACCATATTCTGCAATGTTAATGGCAGTTAGTTGATCTTCTGCCTGCGCCTGGGTTTTATGGCAACCAATTAACTCATTAGTATCAGATTTAACTACTGCATACCCTTCACACTCAGGATGATTACTTACTACGCTGTATGGCATCTAAGATTTTCCTTGCTTCATCTAATCTAGGTGTTAATTGTGGTTGGCCTTCACGCATACCTGTAACACTAGCCATTTCACCATAAGCACCAAAAGTAACTAAAGATACTTCTGCCAAATGTGCCTTAATTCTTTCCATAACACCATCAGGCCTTTTACGATTTTTAATTGGCATAAATCCAACTGATAGTTGATCCAATGCGCCATCTTTAACTAACTCTAATGCTTCATCACCTTCACGCGTTTTTGAAATTTTGAATTCAGCATAAAGGCCTTCATCAGTTTCCCTTAGTAATGTGGCACGGCCTAATACATTGTTTTCACCATGACCCCTAAGAAGTTTTACCCGGTGTGGTGCTTTAATAACTTCTGCAAACACGCCTTTTCTAAATACTTCAATCATTGTGCTAGTGATGCGTTGTTCTTTGTTGTAAGGCACGGCAATGCCAAAGATGGTACGGCCATCACCATTGGCACGCAACTCCAAATCAACTGAGTAACTTCTATTTTCTATTTTTTCTTCAGACATAGTTATTATCCTCTACTGTATCAACCACATCACTTTGTAATGATTCATCTTCGGCTTCTTCACCAATTTCATCATCTTCGTGATCCATAGGATCAAGATTTTCATAATCTCTTACTTCATCCACTGTTAAGAAGCCATTAGATAATGCAACTGCATAAGCATCATATCTACTTGCAGTATCTGTCTTTAACAATGAATCATACTTAAATGCGGCTGTTTGACCCCTAACAAGTAAATCAGAAAATGCCGCTTCTATTCTTTCTGCTATTGGTTGTATTGACCATTTAATCAATTGTAAATTTTCTTGTTCAACATTTGAATAGGTGCGGCTAGAATTTGGTGATCCTAAGAAGTATGGTGGCAATCCTAAAATGTTTGCCGCTTCTGTAAGTCCGGCTGTTTGCGCTTCTACTAATTGAGATTCTGCCGCATTGCTACTTAACACTTCAAAATCTGTTGATGCGTTCATAACAACAGGAGATCTATTGCGTGATGAATACATTGCCATCCATGCAGTTTTTAGCGCATCCGCTTCTTCCTGCGTTAGATCCGGATTAGCAGATTTAATTACTGCGGTTGGATTAACACCGCCATCAAAGTATCTTGATGCGTATTCATTGATTGCAATCTCTTTACCTAACGCTTGTTTGGCAACTGCCAATATACCTTTACCAACTAAATCACCTGGCATTGTAAAATTTTTAATGTGCATAATTTCTGATTGATCATATACACGCTCATCAATGCGATAAATGATTCTGCCTTTTTCTCTTGTAACTTGTACGCGATCAGGCGCAACAGGATAGATGCTGTCAGGTAACCCATTAGCACCTGGTTCACCTAATACTGCAACATAGTTACCGTGAATAATTAACGCGGCCGCCATTGCACTAATTGTTTCCATTCGGGTTTCAGTAGGAACTGGCCGCATTAAAATTTGTGGTGTAGGTATTACTTCACGCTTGTTACGATATGCACACAAAGGCAATGCACCAATAGCATCACTAATTAAAGTTATACCGCGATAGATTGCAGGTATGCCTAAAGCGGTGTTTTGATCTACATAAGCACCTGCCCAATTACCTTCAAAGAATCTACCAACACGGCCTAAAGAATCTACATAGCCTTGTGATGTATAAACTAAAGATGGCTGGATCTGTCTTTTCAGTAATCGGCCTAGCATTATTTACCTCTGTTTTCCAAAGCAATTCCAAATAAAACTAAAAATGCACCCGATAATATTACCGCTACTAGTGGGTTAATTGTTGCGACACCTGCAACTATCAATAAAGAACCTGACACCTGCAAAATAGATGATAAGTATTTCATTAGTAGATCTTACTCCTTGCCACTGGCTGATCTTCTATTTTTGTTACCACTCCATACCGTGCCAGTGTAGCCGCTACCAGTGGTGTTATGTTAGTTGTGCTTTGACGATTCCATGCCCAGGAATCACCCAATGGCCGTTTAGTAGATCCCATGATTGCAGTTCTTAAATTAGGATCATCTAAGTGGCTTATAGTTTTTGCTTGTACTGCATCATAAAAAGAACCACATGCCCTGGCGTAATCACGCAAGTGAATAGACATAACGCCAATGTTTTGTTTTTCTAACTCAACTATCAAAGAAGCCGCCGGTGATCCTGTATCAATAACCACTTTTGTGTTGTACTTCTTGCATAGTTCTACTAATCGTGGCAAAACCCAGGATGTGCCTTCTTTACACTCAATCAATTCAATAGGCGTAAAATCTCTAACTAAGCCTGATGCGGCTATTGAAGCGCGGTCACGCTCACGCGATATATCTACGCCAAATACAATCTTGTTGCCAACCGTAATATCTGTTCTAGCCAAAGAATCCCAAAGTTCAGTATTGATAACTTGCACGGCATCCCTAGATGGCCAAACATTTAGCCATTCCTTAGTAAAAATATCCGGACTATTAGTTGCCGCCGCTTCACGCACTGCATCTATCAAAACGCCTTTTTCTTCATGCAATGATGGAATAGCCTGATACCAAACTTGTTCATCTAAATAATCAAATTCATCTAATGATGGACACCATTCAAACCAGGCTAGTTTGTTTTGTGGTTCTGCAATCTCTCTATGGCCAATCTCTCTGTAATGCTCTAATAATTCAGATTCACCTGGTCTACCTGCATTGGATAAGATCCATAACTGGCCATTGCGTTTTGTTGCAAGTGTTGGTTGTAAGTTAGCAATTAAAGATAATGGATGTGTTAAGGCTTCATCAATAACCATAAGATTTAGACTAAGGCCGCGTGCGCCTTTATCATTAGGTGTAACAATTCCATAAGTAGAACCATTACGCATGTATATCTTTTCACTGCCATTTACCCTGGATACCCTGGCAATGCGTTTGCTAAATTTAGGTGACATCTGAAAACTTAATAAATGTTCTTCCCATTTACCTTTAGCCATATTGCGATCTTGTGCAGTATAGGCAACATGTCTTTTAGGTTGTAATAACTCATAGGCAATTCTTGTTTCAATCAATTTTGACTTACCGTTTTGCCTGCCTACCTGGGCGGCCACTGTACGGTACTTATATAAACCTGTTGCATCCTTTTCTAAACCTACATCTGCTACTAGGCGTTGCCAATCAAACAAATCAAAACCTAATAATTTTGCTACCTGGGCTAACTTATCGCCATCTGTTTCACACGCTTCATCTCTCTTAGATGCCCATCTAGGCGTACAAAGAATTTTATTCAAACAGATCATCCTCATCAGGCAATGCACATGAATCCCAAATCTCACGCAACTCTTTAGATATTGATGGGATGGTGTGTGTGCCTTTACCTGATTCTTCAATGCGATCCCAGGCGCGTGCCAGGCCTAACAGCATCTCACGCTTTACCGTATCAATATCATTACGGCCCGTAATGGCTTTGACCATTGCGGCGGTATGTCTGCCTAACTTTTTCTTAGGCTTACCACTTGCGACTATTTTTAATTGCTTTGCGTTTTGCGTTTCCATATTTAGCCCCTCTTGAATAGTTACAACTTGCACATGCTGGTTTCAATGACCCGACCCAAAGTTCCGGTGACGGAAAGGAATCAATGGGTGGGTCATGGTCTAGCGTGGTTGCAACAGCCTTTTTACAATAAAAACATAGTGGCTTTTGTGCCAAAACCATTTCTCTTATTTTTTTGTAATTACCGTTGTATTTTCTACTTTTTAATGTTTTCATAAAAAATATTTATTTTTTTCCAAATGTTTTTGGCTTCGCCGGGGAGAGAGAAACGCAGAACGGCGGCGTATTACGCAAGCGCAATTTATTAGGAAAAAACAGCATATTATTTAATCTACTTTGCTAATCAGCACATGCAATGTGCCAGTGCCACCGGCAGTAACAGCCCAAAGATCTTCACCATCTACTAATGACAACCTAACTTCATCACCATTATCCATGATGTAACCATTGGTTGATGTAACTCCACTGTTACCAATAAACACTTCATGCTTAGCGTGCAACAACACATCTCTTGTTACATTATCAACGCTAATAATTGATTGACTTGTACCTGATACTGTTACCTGGCTAGTTATTATTGCCATTGATTTGTTCCTCACTTTGTAATCTAGCACGCCTGAACCGCGCAAAATCTGTATGTTGTTTCTTACCTATCCACATCTTGCGTTGATGTTCCATCTGCACACCAGTATGAGCATACAGTTTATACCCAAAACTCTTAGCCCTAATGCACCACAACAGATCCTCACCAACCCATTCATGATGCAGTGGCATATCCTGGTAGAAGCACCACTTATCTCCCTGATGTGTTTGGTCCGCTTCTTTTACAAACCTTTCAAACACTGACCTATGCACAATGATTGCACCTGTACCAGCCGCATCTACTTCAATCACACTATCTTCTTCATAATCATGTACTGCATATAAGCCATTATCTGTACCCAACTTAAATATACAAGGCACTGGTTCTAGGTATAACTCACCAACTTCCCAACCACCATGTACTACACCTGACACAATAGGCCGCTCATCTTTATCGGCAGCCGCTACTAACTTCTTAAAATGATCAATAGTAAATCTCTGATCTGTATCTATCTGCAATAGCCAATCATCTGTTGTTTTGTTTAAGAAGGTTGCAACTATCTGATTACGCAATCTGCTAATAACACCTGATCCTTGTAGGCTAATGAACTGCCCCAATTGCTTTTGTGATCTAGCCACATCTAAAATGCTTGTCATAAAGTCTGTTACTACATAACCAGGTGATGTTATGCCTATTGTAATTTTCTCTGTATCTTTCAATGCCAACCCTTCTTCTTAAAATGATCTAATGCTTTACAAGCGTTAATTACACCATCATCAGTATAACCATAGCGATTGCCAATATATTTGAAGCCCCACTGCAATTGCTTAATTCCTGATGCAGTTTTTAGGTATGTAGATCTACCTTGTGGAATCCCATAATGGCTACCGTTTTTAGCCTTAATATCCCACCGGCTATTTTCCTTTGTATAAAGATCTATTAAACAATAACTCTGATCCACATCATTTAACTCAATAAACACATATTGTTTGTAATGTTGTGGTTTATAGTGTGGAAGCCCAAAAGCGGGTTTTATATTTATCAATAATATTATTGAAACTAATAAAACTGTTTTTAGTTTTTTATTTGATACCTGGGTAACTTGATTTTTAGCAAAGCCCCCCCACCCCCATAAAAATTTTTTTCTATGGGTTAGGAAGTGCCACACCTGGTATAACCGACCTTCAGTGTAAGCCCCCACAAACCGGCGTAAAGATAACATAGATTTACCCCCATTGGTCAATCTTTGAAAAATACGGCGTGTTTAGCCTTTTCTAACATTTGGCAGGTAAGGCACGGATCATCTCTCATAATCCATGCCCCACACTTATTGCATCTGATTGGTTCGCTCATGCGCTCTTTCCAATAGGACATCAACCATCTCTAAGAATGGCCTACACTCACGCTTTTGCACCATGTAAAACCTATCTTCATGATCCCTTTGTGCATCATAATAGGTTCTTATTGTCCATTTAGGCTTTGTGCTAACTGGTATAGCAAACAGGTGATGAGTTGTCTGACTAATTATCACATAGGCAAAAGGTTTGACCATCTTGCTATCAAAGCCACTAACCGTATCCACAATCAGTGGATTATGTGGAAAGTCATCAACATCCCTAAAACTTCTGCTACTACTTTTAACTTCTAATACAAGCCCATCAACTATGACATCCTTTTCATTTTTGGTTTTATCTTGTATCTCCATTAAATTACTAGCCATTGTGAATTCAGGTACTTCTACCCCTGGTATTCCAAAACTAGTCAAAAGATCTGCCACATAAAGGTTATAGCCATGACCTTCTAGCATTGCTTTGTGATAATTAAATTTACCCATTGGTTATAGCCATACATCTAGGACATGTGCCATCTGACAAGATCCTGGGATCATCACACCACACGCAACGCAAGTGATCAGGTACAAACTCATTAACCACACCACTATCAGTGAATGTAGATTTAAGGCCATCAGGTCTAATTATTTCTAACTCACCCATTGTTAGCACCTGGGAAGTACCACTTACCTTCTTTAGACATTTTTGCCCAAATAGCATCACAACCTTTTGGACATGTATAACCATAAAAAGGCGTTCCGCGACCCTTTGCAATTCCCTGTTTAAGAATCATCTGCCCATGCTTGCAATATTGAACTGCCGGTATATCTGATGCAACTGCATCAACTACCTGATCCAAACTCATTGGCGTTGGATCTACATCAGGCTTTTTTTCTTCTTCAAATTGATGGCGCATAATTCTTTCCATCAATGCTGACTTGCTACCAGGTTGCCCATAAATAGCCTTTGACATAGGCGTGCTTTCAGGTATCCTAGATAGCAATTCAGAATTTAATTCTTCAGTAGGTGTAACTGCCCAGGTCTGCCTATTCTTAGCCGCAATCACCTCTTGCTTTGATGCAACTCTTTTAGTTGCAGTTTTCATAGCCGCAACTATGGCTCTACCCCATGCGCTTGTTTCACATATCATTAGTTCAGATCCGGCTGTCATGCCTTTACCTGGGATTTGTTCCCAGGCACATGCAACACCAGGCCTTACATCATGTGGATCACGGTAACAAGCGGCTGTATAAACAATATATATTTTATCTGCTACTTGTACGATCTCATAAGGTTTATTTGGGTTATATGGTTGCAATGATGCTTCCGGATATAACTCTTTAAGTTGAGCAATGCGCTCAGCCACATCAACATAATCATTCATGTTCATTAGTTATTTTCCCTGTCCCAAAGGCTTACAACCTTTTCCATTAAGTAATCATTATCTTCCTGCAATTGCTTTGTACGCAATGTTGGATGATTGGTTGAAGGATAATTACTCACTGTATATTTTTGTACCTTCACGCTTGCTTGTCTTGTATCGGCACTGCCGCGTTTGTAGCCACTCTTAAAACCTTTATCGTAGCCATTTTCAACTGCAATAATCCAGGTTGCAACTAATAACAGTGCAACTAAGGTAAATAGGATTATTACCATTAACCAACCGTATATTTCATAGTTCATATTTCACCGCTTCCTTGAACTTGTCTAACCAATAGGCTTCAACCATTTTGGCTGATAACCTTCCTCTAACCTGATGTGCGCCAATAGCCTTCTTAGCGTGTTGTCTGATTAGAGAAGCCTTTACAAAATGCTTACGCTTTTCATCAACATAAGCACCTGATTGTTTATCGTATTTAACTAATTCCAACACATCACCTTTTCTAACTCAGCCGGTAATTGCACCGGATCAACATTATTGATTACATGGTAAGTAGAACCATTTGGGTGTATAGATGGTGGAAGCACTACATAGCCTTTGTGCTTGATATCTATACCAGGTATTAACTTGCCTTTGAATTGCTTACTCTTATCTGCAAGGTAATAAAAGTGATAGCCATTATCTGTTTTAACCGTATGGGTATTACTGGTTACACATAACCGCCTATAAGATTCCCATAAAGTTCTTGATGCAATATTGCGTATATCAAAATCCAATACCACTAGATTTGATTGTGCAATTGCTAAACCAATATTTAGATCAGGTTTGCTAAACCATCTTTCAATCTGTTTGATGTCCAGGGTTGCATCTAGGTAGCCATGTCGTAAGCATGGTGCAGGTTCTTTGGATTGTGGTTTTAATGGCATCACAAACCAACCCTTTTCTGCATACGTTACGGCGTTCAATGGTTCACCTTTTGGTTGTGTACATACTCAGCCAATAAACCAAACAATTTAGATTTTAATCTACGCACCGCATCATCAGGTGTTTTGCCATAAGATGAAAATTCACCTAATACATTTGATGTTGATGCAACATAATTATCTTGATCTTTTGCGTAATGAAAATCAATCTTAGTTTGCAATACGCTTTCAATTGTTGTTAGCATTATTTACCCCCCAATCTATGTAATCTAAATTCTTCTTTAACTTTTTTAACTGCATCAGTTTTGTAACCGCGTGATTTAGGAAGATTTTTGAAAGTGCTAAAACTTCCACATGAGCAACTTGCAGATACATAATAACTTTTACTCATTGCTGTAATTTTTAATGTGTGTGTCATTATTTTGCCCCTTCCATCTTGTATCTTGTACATATACTGCCAACATATTTACCACTTGCAGTTTTAGTTAAATCAATAACAATATTTCTATTTCTTAACATAACTGCTAAGGCGGGTACATCAGAAGCAAAATGAGAATAAACAGTTATTTCACCGCTACCATTTCTTGATGCTGTAACATTCAAATCATTATCTGCAATAACTTGTCGTACTTCTTTGATGCTAACTAGATGTTTCATAATTAACCCCCTTCAGGTCAATTGCGTTTGTAAAAGCAATTAAACACTATGGGTAGGACAAATGCAATTGCCAGGCACAGCGTGTTGTGTGATCTACCTCACCCAAAGGCCTTGCCCATAGCGGTGAATGACCCATCAGCGTTAAATGGAATCATCTCCACGCTTACATTGCCACGCTTAACATGTATGATCACTGCCCCGGCTTGCCAGTTTGCATAGCCTTTAATGCCCAAATAAGACATCTTTTTCATGTCGCAGGTATGACCACACTCAACTGCCACTAAAACCCGCTCTAAACGCCCGTTAAAGGCTTCTGAATGGCATTGGTAGCCCATCCTATGAGTATGCCCCGTGATGGTTGAACGACCCCACCTTTTAGCGATATTCAACGCCGTACCCCCGCCTGCCCTGGATATTGTGCCTTCATCCCCATGACACATAACAAAGTTAGTTCCTGGTATGGCAAAAGGTTGTTTGGCGTAATGAATTCCTAAATCATCAAATGCCATAAATTTTGCATACTGCAACTCAGGCAATCCCATAAGCCCTGGGATGCGTTGTAAGGATTTATACAATCTATCGGAATGATTGGATCTTGATACCACATCAGTTTTTAGATCATACAAAATGTTTTGGCAGGTAATCCGATCATCATCTAATGTTTGCATAAATGATTCAGCCCGGCCTTCACTAAATCTTGAAATAGTGTTGAAGTCCATTTCATCACCAACATTAAGAACTAAATCAAACTTAAAAGCATTGACCAGTTTTTTTAGATTGATGATGGCTTCATTAAATTGAAATGGAATTTGCAAGTCTGACACCACTAAATACCTTGCATTAAAGGTTTTATCGCGTTTAGTCATCATCCTCATCTTCTGTTGGATCAATTCGCGGAATGATCTCATTGGGTTTAGTTGTTGGATTGATCCAATCAGGCATTGATGCACCGGGTTCTGTTATTAACCAAAATGCAACATCAGAACTAAAACCGGCCGCTTTTGCGGCACGGTACATCTCATTGAGTGTTACATAATGTGTTTCAAGCCGGTTTAATTGTTCGGCTTTGCGTGGTGTGCGCCGCTTTCGCTTTGGCACTTTTCGGGGTTTTTTAGTAGCCATAGACACCAATTTTAGATCATACGATTCCGCGAATGGCACGCTCAACGCCTTCTTCCAGGCTAATTTTTGGCGTGTAGTAATCGCTCATCATAGTTGGATCACCGACCCGATAGGCCACACCTGCCGGCTTATCGGTTAGTACCTTGAATCTATTAGCAGATGTTTTTTCATATCCCAGGGTTGCCATTGCTATTTTTGCTAACTCTAAAAATGTTGTAGGCCGACCAGTACAAAGATTAACTGTTTGATTGCAGTTACTTTTAACCATCTCAATTGTTGCATCCACAACATCATCAATGTGTATAAAATCCCTGGTAGTAGTTGCCTTACCCCAAATGTTAAATGGATTGGCGTTCATAATTGCACGCTGAATAATTGATGGGAATGGGTAATCTAAATCCTGATCAGTGCCATAACCGCTAAATGGTCTAAGGGTTAATACCTTTGTGCTTTCTTCACGCAAGTAATTCATCAGCATTTCACCTGTTAGTTTTGTCCAGCCATAGGTCATATCAGGCTTACCGATCTTATTAAAGTTAATGTCCTTCTCTTTTAACTTACGCTTTTTAGCCAATGTTTGTAACTCAATTGGGTATGCGGCAGATGAAGAAAAATAAACTACATAAGGTTGTTCTGTACGCATTGCCCAGGTAGCAAACTCAGCATCTATGGCTAGATCTACTGCTAAAGCCAATGGTTCATTTTCTATCATCATCCGGCCACCAACTAATGCGGCTAGATGTATCACTAGATCATATTGTTTTGTTTCTAACTGAAAAAATTTACGACAATCAACACCAGCCTTTAGATCTACTAAAGTTAAATTGGCGTTAGGTAATGCACGCCTAAAAGCCCTGCCAACAAAGCCATGTGATCCAGTAATTAAAATATTCATTTGAACTTAGTTACCAAATCTGCATACTCTTGTGATCTTAAATATTTCTGTAAGGCCAATAAATCTTCTTCATACCATTTAGGTTGATTGACCCTGGCATAACCTTCATCCATCTCAGCCTTACCTGCTACTGGATGTAGATGCTCAATAATTACATCAGGCAAGTATTTGAGATAGTTTAGATCTATACCTAATTGCTTTACAAAATTGTCAAAGAATAAATGGATACATCCTGGGAATGTCATGCCCTGTAATTCCATAACTAGATCTCTACTCATTCCAAAGGCTGTTGGTAAATTCTCACCCTGCAATAAATCATTGCCATAAACAATGCCGGTGTTAATGCCTAACGCTTGAATAAAGGCCTTATCCCAGTTTTGGGTTCTAGGTAGGTGATCATCACCCATGAAAACAAAATAGTTATAT